TAGGCTAAGCATGTCATATATTCTATGAAGCATGATGTAATTTACCATTGGCAAATTATCTTCTAAATCATTTGAAGTTTGATTATTCAGGTCTTCCTGCATCTTCCCACCAAATTTCTCTACCCATTGCGTCTGTCACTTGAATTGGAGCAGACTCAGTTTCTAATTTACAAATACATTCTTCTTTACACATTTTTATCCACCTGAGCAACTATATTCTGATAAGTTGCTAGCCCTAATGCTTTTTTATACTCACAAGATAGGCAATATAAGTATACCTCATCTGAAATAGTCTGATTACAGAAAAGAATGGATTGGTCTACTGGGCATAAAAGCTTTTCAACCAATCCTTCTTCTGACATGGAGATGTAGGTTGATACGTATTGTATCCTCATCCCATCTCCTTTACTTTGTCGGAAATTTTAATAAAAATTCCTTAGCTCTTGGGGTCATCCCCTTCCAAGCTGACCAATCAATACCGCCATTGGTCATATAGTACGTTATCTCTGCGTTTGTTACTGGGTCGAATAACTCTTTGTTACTCTGTAGATCAAATTTCTCAAGTCTTGTAGGACCAAGATTTCCAATCATATTTATTTGAAATAGTCCGTAAGAACTATCCCCTGTATTCTTATTCCCGTTATATGCAAGCGGTCTTCCATTAGATTCACGCTTTGCTATGGACCAAGCTTGTTTAAGGCCTACTCCTTCGAATCCTACAGTCTCAAGTAATACTTTTAACTCTTCGTCTGTAAGCATTTCAGATGGCTTGTAAATTTCTTTACTAAAGCTGTCTAAAACTTCTTGCTTTAATTGGGCTTCAGTTTTCACTAAAGGTGCTACTACAGTTAAAGCGTTTGCTGAGTTACCAAACAAAAATAACACTGTTACTGCTATTATTGTCCAGTCACGAACTAAATCGCTAAACTGTTGCTTTATATTCTCCATTGGCATTTCCTCCTATAGAGATAACGAACTCTAAGAGTATCATTAAATACAAAGATCTGTCAAGTTAGTTGACCAAAACACTATCTCACATAATGATATTTTTAAAAATATTTTTAACCCCTAGACCATTAAATAAAAGTTTGATACACTAGGACTTCACTTAAAATTAGCACCGCAAGGCGGAGAAAAGGTCGTATAGTAAATGTCAAAAACTATTGAAAATCCTTATGAAAACTTTATTGCTTTATCTAGATATGCAAAATGGGTAGAGGCAGAAGGTCGTAGAGAAACTTGGGGAGAAACAGTAGATAGATATTTTACATTTATGACTAATCATTTAAAGACAAACCACAATTATATTCCAAATGAAAAGCTTGTTGCGGAATTAAAAGAGTTTGTATTTGAACGAAATGTAATGCCATCTATGAGATCAGTAATGACTTCTGGAGCCGCATTAGAAAGAGACAATGTTGCTGGATACAACTGTGCATTCCTACCAGTTGATTCTCCAAGATCATTTGACGAAACCATGTATGTTCTTATGTGTGGTACAGGAGTAGGATTCTCTGTTGAGTATAAGTATATTAATAAACTTCCTGCCGTTCCAGAATCATTAGAAAAATCAACTACTGTTATTACAGTAGAAGACTCAAAGCAGGGCTGGGCAAAAGCATACCGTGAACTATTAGCACTACTTTGGTCTGGACAAATTCCAGCAATTGATGTTTCTAAAGTAAGACCTGCAGGTGCAAGACTTAAGACAATGGGTGGAAGATCATCAGGGCCACAACCACTTGTTAACCTTTTTGACTTTACAATTGCAAAATTTAAAAATGCTACAGGAAGAAACCTTAAGCCAATTGAATGCCACGACATTATGTGCAAGATTGGAGAGGTAGTTGTTGTTGGCGGCGTTCGTCGTTCAGCAATGATTTCACTTTCAAATATTAATGACATTGAAATGGCTCAAGCTAAGTCAGGCAACTGGTGGGAAGCAAGTCCACAACGTGCTTTATCTAATAACTCTGTTGCGTATTCACGCAAGCCAGAAATGGAGCAGTTTATTGCAGAATGGAAATCTTTATATGATTCAAAGTCGGGAGAACGAGGCATATACAATGTGGCCGCAGCTCAAGCCCAAGCATCTAAGTATGGAAGAAGAGATCCCAATATACACTATGGAACTAACCCCTGCTCAGAGATTATTTTACGTCCTTACCAGTTTTGTAATCTTTCAGAAGTCGTATTGCGTGAAAAGGACACAAAGAAAGATATTCAACGTAAAGTTGAGCTTGCAACAATTCTTGGAACTTGGCAGTCAACGCTTACAGACTTTAAATACCTACGTAAAATTTGGAAAGACAACACAGAAGAAGAGCGTTTACTAGGAGTTTCTCTAACAGGACAATTTGGGCACAAATTTATGTCAGGAAAAGAAGATCTTGTTTCCTTAGAAGCATTTTTAATGACCCTAAGAGAATTAGCAAGAGCGCAAAATAAAGAAGAGGCTAAAAAAATTGGTATTCCAGAATCATCAGCTATTACGTGCGTGAAGCCATCAGGAACAGTATCTCAATTAGTTGGGGTATCTTCAGGAATGCATGCTTGGCACTCTCCATACTACATTCGTACAGTGCGAGGCTCAAAAGGAGATCCTATCTCTACATTTTTGAAGGAAGTTGGAATTCCAGTAGAAGATGATGTAATGAAGCCAAATGATACATACGTATTTTCATTTCCAATAAAAGCACCAGAAGGTGCAATAGTTAGAAATGACTTAACAGCAATTGACCACCTAAACATTTGGCTTGTTTACCAACGTGCATGGTGTGAACATAAGCCCTCCATTACCGTATCTGTTAAAGAGGATGAATGGATGGAAGTTGGGGCTTGGGTGTATAAGAATTTTGATGATGTGTCTGGAATTTCATTCCTCCCTCATTCAGAGCATACATATAAGCAAGCCCCATATCAAGAAGTATCTAAAGAAGAGTATGAGGCGCTTGTTCAAAAAATGCCTAAAAATATTCGATGGGAAGATCTATCATTTTATGAGACAGAGGATGGAACTTCACCTTCTGCTACCCTTGCTTGCAGCTCAGATGGCAATTGCGAGCTTGTAGATATTTCAGCATAGTGGTAGAATTATAGTATTCGGCTAAAGCCGAAAATTCCAGGGGCAAATTGCCCAACAAGGAGATAATAAAATGGCTAAATTTGCAAAAGCAGATTTAAACAAAGATGGAAAGGTAACTATGCAAGAACAGATCCTAGCAGCACTAGCAAGCTACGGAAGAGCATTTCTTTCAGCAGCGCTAGCTCTATATATGACAGGCAATACGAATCCTAGAGATTTATTGCTTGGCGGAGTTGCAGCAGTCGCACCCGTAATTTTAAAGGCATTAAATCCAAATGATAAGAGTTTTGGATTCGTCAACAAAGCCTAACTTATAGTTGATTGGGAACGTCCTTATGCTAAAATTGGCATAAGGGCTTTTCTAATTTAGGGGTAAATGTGGCAGCGCAAAAGAATTTTGAAGTTGATCAAAATACAACGTTTACGTTTGAGGTTCAATACCTAGACGAAGATCAAACACCTATTCAACTTCATAATCATATGGCAAAACTTCAAGTTAGAGATACTCAAGGCGGAAAAAAGCTAGCTTTTACATTAACAGAGCAAGATGGATTAACTATAAGTCCAGTAGAAGGCAAAATACAAATATCGATATCTGCAGACAGAACAAACAAAATGTTTTTTCCAAAATCTGCATATGACCTTGTTCTAATTGACCCTAGTGTTAATAAGACAAGATTATTAGAAGGATATATGACATTAAATAGGTCGGTAACAGTATAATGGCAACAAGATTAATAGTCACAGAAAACAACCCACTTGTTGTAGTAAGATCTACTGGAGCGCCTGGAAGAACAATAATAAGTGGAGGCGGAAACCCAGATGCAACGCTGGGAGTCCCAGGAGACTTTTATTTTGACACAAACACAACAAGGTTTTGGGGCCCAAAAGCTTCAACAAATACCTGGAATATAAACAACAGCTTTATCTTGGATAAACAAATTTCTTTGACATATCCATGGGAAATGGCACAAATAACTGGACCAGTTGCAGGAATGTATTCGGTTCGGATAAATCATAACCTTGGGTTCAACCCAAATGTAACCGTTAAGTCTAGCGCTGGAGACATATTAGAAACTGGAATAGACTATAATAGTATTAATCAAATAACACTGACTATGGCACAACCGTTTTCAGGGACAGCATATCTGTCATAAGGGAGAAAGAAAATGGCAAAAAAGTTTTTAGTTAGCATTGATCTCAATAAAAATGAGCTCTTAAATGCTAGAATTCA